AGCTGCTACCGCAACCGTTACTATTACAGACTTTACTAACCTCAATACAGGCGATAAGATAAACCTAATTGCTACTGATACCACTAACTACGATTTTGTTTGTGGTGATCAAAGTTCGGTGGCGGGAACGTGGGAATCCGCAACATCCAACGATGCCACAGCCACCAATTTGATGAATGTTATTAACACCTCATCGGGTCCAGCTGGAACTAGGTTTACTGCTACGGTATCTGGGGCTGTGGTAACTGTTACTCAAGCTACGATTGGTCTAGCTGGTGTTGGCACAGTTACTCTAACAGACAGTGGAACTGTTGGTATGACAAAGACAAACTTTGTTGGTGGCATAGATGGTGGAGGCGCCCATACTATTGTTATTACTACTAGCGATAGTACAGTAGTTACAGCTACCTCTTCAGCAACAACAACAACTAGTACCAATACAAATACTCCTACATTCCAAGTAGTTACAAATAACAATACAACAGCGGCTAATTTAGCTTCATGCTTAAATGCAAACAGCAAGTTAACCGCTACTTCTTTGGCCGCAGTAACGACTGTTGGTCAAGATTTAGCAGGTGCTTCCGGCAATACTACAATAACTCTCACAGATCCTTCAACAGACGGAATGAGCAGCGTCAGCTTTACTGGAGGTACTGGAGCAGATCTAACAGAAAACGAATTTGATGTTGGTATTAATGTCACATCAACTGGTCAATTTTTTAAGCTAGCTGTAGAAAATACAACTCATGGGCACGGCTCAGCCTTTACCATCAGTCTAATTGCTGGGCTTGTTTTAATGACCCAAGTAGTTACAGGAGACCTGGGTGATACAGTTATTGCTACAGATTTTGATTTAATTACTTCGATAGATCCACCATCTTACTTCAGTGGAGGCGGTGCTTCTGTTACACCTAATTTAGTAGCTCAATTTTCCCATAACGGAAATGATTGGGGTGGAGCTGTGGAACTAACTTCTGATGTAGAGGCAGACGTAGAGGCAATACAGTTTTATTTTTTAGATCTTACTAATGTAATAGTTCCTTATATGCGCATAGTATTTAATGAAACTAACGCTATAATAAATACTGTAGGAATACACGAGACTTTCTATGTCCATAGATAGCACACTTACTATAGATATACTACCCTCGGATAGTGATAACTTAGCCGTAGATATTACAGATACACCTTTAGCTCTTAGGATAAATAAAACCGAATTAGTATCAATGAATGATTCAGACTACATAATTTCATACCGAAATGAAATGTTATCTAATAGAAAATGGGCTCCTATGGAAGATTGGGAGAGGTCCTGGAAGTTTAACAAGGGAAGTATATGGACACCTGATGCCGTAACTAATATAGAATCATGGATACAGCCAGAGTATTTTCATCCTGAATTAGTTTCTACTACTGCAGTAGTATGGGCTAATAATAGAATAGGTTTTGATCCAGACGCAACTACTGTTGGTGATGGTGGCTTTATACAAGATACCTCCACGAAAATGCCTACATTACTAAGAAACGCTGATCACAGAAATTTCAATGGTTTAAAATTTGATGGTATCAACGATGATATGCGGGGGAAAGACGCTTCTATGTGGAATGTAGGAACATCGGATTTCATGTGCTATGTAGCATTTAAACAAACCGATAGCGGTGAATCACAACCTGTAACTTCTAAGAATAATGGTGATACCTTTGTACTTGAGTGTGATTGGACTGGCGCTGGCAATGCAAAATATACTATGGATGGTGATGAGTTGACGGTTCGTTTAAACCCAGACCAGTCTGGTTTCCAGATTATAGGGTTTGGTAGGTCTGACGTGGCTGTTGATCCTAATCTGTTTCTAGATAGACAGTGGTTAAGATCATTTTCATATAACTATGAATATTATGGTAGTGCCGCTAATACGACAAACTTAAATACCACGAGGCAACCTTGGTTGGGGGATGCTGCTGGATATACCGATGAATTTGATGGAGTAATATATGAAATAATATTTGTAAATGAGTCGATTGGTAGTGGTGTTACAGGTGTTACAAAGGATAATAAGGAAAAGATAGAAGGTTATTTAGCGTGGAAATACAATGTACAGGGTGTTCTTTACTCTGGACATACATATGAGAATGAACCGCCTACTAAGGCAACAAGAGTTTCTTAATAAAGGAGAACAAAATGGCTAAGAAAAAGAAAACAAAAAAAGCTAGTGGTAAGAGGGCTTCAGCGAGTGGTATTAAATCTACTAAGACTAAGAGAGCTGCTTACAAAAAAGCAAAGGCTAAAGTTAGCGTCCAAAGTCGATGACACCACCAGACGCTTGGGATACACACACTGATGAGAATGGATGGACGGAATACAAGCGTCTAGTAATTAATGAACTAGAAAGAACCAATAGAAGATTAGAAACAATGGACAAGAGATTAGCAAAGATAGAGAAACATATTGTAGTACTACAAACTAAGGCAGCTATGTGGGCTGCCGTTATTGCAATAATGATTTCCGGGGGCTTCGGTCTCCTAACTAAAATCCTTTGACTCTGGGGAACAGAATTATCGTAAGGAGATAAACACATGAATGAAAATGAATATCAAGAGATGCCCGGTGCGTCTCAGTCTCAGCAGAGACTAGATGAGATGGAACAAAACAACATAACTACTACTGCTGACGAAATGGGTCAGCAAAGAGAAAGAGTTATGTTTGAGAAGCACGTGCAAGAAAATGGTGAAGCCATTCCACAGAACTTTAAGACAGCTGGTGATTGGTTTGATTCTCTTAAGATGGCTCAGAGTAATTATACTCAGGGACAGCAAGAAATTGCTTCTCTTAAGACTCAGTATCAAGAGGGCGGTGTGTCTAACCCAGACTATGTAGCTCCAGCAGATGTAGTGACTCAAGAAGCCGCTCCTTCTACCTTAACAGGAGACGAGGAACTTCGTCTTCAAAGTAAACCAGAGATCTCCCAAGCAGACTTACCTGACGCAGTAACACAGGAGTTGTGGAATGACTGGACTAAGGAGTTTAATCAAACAGGTGAGATGTCTGATGATACTATGCAAACTATAATGGCAGCTACTAAGTTGCCTCGTGGTGTGATAGATGACTATCTAGGTGCGGCCAAATCTAGAATGAGGGAATCTTTTAACGAAGCTTCTGTCGTTGTAGGAGGAAAGGAAAGCCTTAAAGCAATCTTTGAATGGGCAGAGACTACTCTGAGCCCTCAAGAACAACAAACAATAAATGCAGGCCTTGCTGGACCCTCATACGAAGTAACTCTTCGTGGTTTAGCAAGCATGTATAACGAACAATCAGCTACTGCTGTAAAGGGACGGGAGCCAGAGATGACTCCTAACCTAACACAGGTAGCTGCAACAGACACTGGTTTCGTAGGATATAAAACGAAACGTGAATTTACTGCAGACCGCAATAACCCTAGGTTTAAATTGGAACCCCAATACCGACAGGCTGTGGAGCAGAGAATGATGCGCACTAATTTTAATACATTACCAGCGTAAGGTTAACGGACCTTACAAATAGAGCGAAGGTTAAGTACTAGAGATCCCTCTGTAACAGGACAACGATGCTAGTGAGCTACTAGAGCTGCATGATAGAAGGACTCGTAAGAATAATCCTATAGAATGTTATTAAACATTCCGTTATTTTTTTTAATAATGAAATATAATATAGGAGAAATATATTATGACACATACATATGGTGGGCCAACGGGAGATTCGTTTGCTGATACTGGTGCGGGACTCGTTTATCGAGATTCGGCGGCAGCGACAGACGGAACATCTGGCCTAAACTCAGGTGGTGGTAAGCTATGGATGCCGATTTGGTCGGGCGAAGTAATCCATGCTTATGATCAGTATAATAAATTTGAAGGAATGGTAGACTCAAGAACTATTTCAAGTGGTACTACAATGGAATTTCCAATCACTGGTACCGTCAGTCTGAAACCCGCATGGGGAGCTGGTGAAGAACTCATCGGTGGTGAAGATGCTGCGGCGACAACCTTCCAGGTTAAACTGGATAAGAGACCTATGGCTGCTCACTTCGAACTTGACAACGTAGACTTGATGATTACTCAATGGGAATATCGTGCTGAGCTTGCTCGTCAAGCTGGTATGACTTTGGCTAATGCACGGGATAAGCAAATCGCTTCATTCATTGCTCAGGCTGCTGTTGCAACAAAGCTAGCAGCAGATCCACGAGCTGTCTCTCCACGAGATCCTTTCTGGAACGTTAAGTACGAGCATCTAGGGGACAATCTTCATACAGATGAGAATAGTACTGATCCAGAACGAACAGACGCTGCGCTACAAGTCCTACAGGACATTGAAATTTGGATGGTGTACCTGCAAGAAAGTGATATCCCAACAGAGGGTGTTTACTGTGCAGTTACTGCTGCAGCGTTTGCTGATATTCGTGCCTTGGGTGTAGCTCGTATAGCTGCTGACCTTGGTGGGTCAACAGTTTCTGCTTCTGAACCATTGTTCGCTGGCATTGCTGAGCGTGGTGGTCTAGGCAGTAGCTTAGCTGGTCGTCCATTCGTAGAGGAAACTCTAGAGTACATGGGCTGCACGATCTGTAAGAGTAACCATACTGGTATTCGTTCCACTTATGTAGCAGCAGCTGATCAGATTGGTGAAGGACGTTATAATGGTAACTTCCTTGGTAACCTAGCTGTTGCAGATAAGGCTGGCGTTCTGACCGGTCTGCTTTGGCAACGAGGTTGTATAGCAAGTTTGGCTTTGCAAGGAATGAAAGTTGACAATGTTGACGATATTCGTCGAAACACAAGCTTTACCGTAGCGTCGATGATGAAAGGTACTGGCATCCTCCGACCAGAGTGTGCTTGTGCACTAGTAGATACCTATAAAACTGGTGACGGGACAGCACCTGATACCCGTGTTAAACAGCTAGCGGCTTGGGACCTAAGTGCGAGTTATGTACAACAAACATAATTCAGATTTTAGTTAACACTTACGCCAAGGTTCCTCCTATGGGGGAGCCTTGGTTTTTTTTTATGGGCTGATAATAATAAGGAGAAAGTAAATGGGATATATTACAGAATTAAAAGCAGTTAATCACATACTGTTAATGGCGGGAGAATCTACAGTATCTACTTTAGGAGATTCCGATATAGATACAGAGGTAGCCCTACTTCTCCTTAATCAGCTCCGCATGGATTATTTGATGCGAGGTACAGTAGGCAACAGGTTGATTAACAAGACTACATTAACCGAAGCCGGTAGACTAAACTTAGCAAGTAAGGATCTATCAGCAGAGCTTATATCGTACCACGCTAATGATGATGGGCTCATGATTCAAGCTAACATCCGTGGGTATGATGATGAGGATACCCCTTA